TGTCTAGGTCAATATACTCTCCTAAGCTAATATTATCAAGATTAGGTATAAAACCATATTCAATTCCTTTAACCTTAAAGAATTTAACTAAATTAGGCTTTTGATCAAACATTTCGCCTAGCTTGCTTGTAATATTTTCAACGTCAGAATATCTAATCTTGTCAACTTCTGATTCTTTAATCATACAAAAAATTGACACCATTTTTTTCTGTATCATTATTTCGTTATAATCTTGATCTTTAAGATTAACAAATTTTTGATATTGTCTTAATGTAATCTCGTTGAGATTATTCGGAACATATAGTTGAGCTTTCATATACAATTATATAACGTATTTTTTTGATATATTTTCTAAACTCTAAAGTAATAAAAAAGGGTGAACATTTCTGCTCACCCCTATCGTCTAACCCAAAACGACCAACTTACCTATTCTTTAAGCCTTCAATGTATATTTGATTTTCTAACTCCATCTCTAAATGATGTATTGCTTTTTCTATATCTTGAGTAATTGGGTTGTTTGGTTTCTTGCCAGCTCTCATAATATAAGTAAGCGCAGTTCCTAAGTTATAATTGTTATCTTGAAAATCCCAAACTACATTCTTAGCTTCGATCTTCATATACTTGCCCATATAATAATCAGGTGACTTTTTCATAATCTTCATCTATTAATTTTTGAATAACTTTTCCGATATCTTTAAGATGTAATTTAGTTACATTGTGATCTCTTTTATTATCGGATGCTTCTAATTTTGCATCTTGTTCTGAAACTCTTAGCTTTGAGACGAATGTAGTTATTTCCCAAAAAGCCTCGATTAAAGCCCTTAACTCTTTGTTATCGGGTTTGGCCTTACTCCACTTATCTAAAATGTCTAAGATTAGCTTTATATTGCTATTATAAAGTAAATCGTCTGCACTCTTCATATAGTAAATATAATAATTATGATCGAATTATGTCAAGGTCTAATTCTCTTGCAACATAATTAATATGTTTCGATGTTGTAACTGACCACCATCCTAGAACGATAAGTTTGTCATTTACGATTGTAGCAACATTAGTGTTGTAGCTATATACATTATTGTCTATAATGCGAAGATTCTGTTTGTATCTGTCTAAATGTCTCATAAGTTAAAAAGGTATTTAATCAGGGCGGTGCCTGCGAGTGGTAATAAAAATACTGCGGTCATTATCAGGGCTGCCACAAAGTAAGCCACATAGTGTTCGAGTGTTAGTTTCTTTTTCATTTTGGATTTGTTGCGTAATAAAATTCATTTGCTAAATCGTTAGCTTCGAATATTAATGAAACCTCATCGAAGTTGTATTTTTCTGCGTGCCTTATAATAAAATCGTATGTCATTTCGTTATGATTTACACCTTCTGTAGCTTCTATTAGCTTTTTTGATGTACCTCCGTATCTGCTTTTGTGTACACTATAAATGCGAAGTTTAGCAAAAGAGTCTGTATAGACTATATCGAAGTTATCTGAGTGAATATAATTAAAATGATTTCTGTCGTATTGTAAGATGTTATTTTCCATTGTTACTGTTTTTATCGTTTTGGTTATAGTGTAAATATACGACACAATAAGTTAATAAACAAATCGTTTTAAAACTACCTTACATAATACTTGCCATAGTTCGGTCTTGATAGCTTGTTATATGTTGCATACCTGAGTGCATCTATAGAATGATTGTATAGGTCAATAGGTGTGTTTAAGATATTACCGTTCTTGTCCTCTTGCCATTTATAATTTCTAAACTCTTTAATTGTGTTTGTGCTTTGTTTAGTTACGCAAAGGTTATATCTCCTTAACATATCAATACCTATGTTTACTGAATCCTTTCCTTTTGTAGCAGGCTTTATATTCCAGCCAAATCTATGAATCTCCTCTATGCTTTTAGGCTCTGCGCTATCTGCATATATTTCGGATCGTCTGTTTATGCCTAACCTTTCTAACTCATTTACTATGTCTCTATTAGTCATCCCTGTTTGATATATGTATTCTTTAAAATACAAAGTGTTGTCATAGTTATAAACTGCTACTAAGGTGGTAGGATCGTTTGTATAGCCAAAGTCCATACCCATAGACAAGAATGTTGCACTACTAGGAATATCATCTACAACGCTTGAATTAAAAATAATACTACGAGACTTGCCAACCTCCCCTAGCCCATAAATATTCCAATAATTTTCATCGGTATCTCTTAACCTTTCAATCTCCATCTTAATTTCAGGTGGCAAGAACGGATTGTTTTTGTATGTTGTTATGTAAAAGTCTGCATCGTCTCTCGTTTTTACCTTTTCGTATATCCAATGATATTCGTCTGATGGGTTATAGTCAAGAATTATTTTGTCTTTTGTTCTAAAAACTAACTGCTGCCAATCCTCCCAATGTAATTCGTTAGCCTCATTAATAAATAAGACATCTCTTTTTCTTCCACGAACCTTTTGAGGGCTATCTAATGATATAAATTCTATCAGATTACCTCTAAGCCTATATTCAGCAGAAGACTTGTTATGCGAGTCCTCATCGTATAAATCATAAGTTTTTAATATCTCAATAAAATCCCTCATAGCAGAAGTCCTTAAAGCTGGAAAAGTTTTTCTTGCTATTGATATAGTTTTGCCTGTGGTTTTTAACGAGTAACCAAATATTAACCAAAGTAAAATATTATATGTTTTTCCTGAACGAGTGCCTCCTTGCTCAATGACAATTCTTTTGTCAGAATTTTCTAAATGCCTCCATATAACATTAGTCTTGAGCTCCTTCATCTATCACTTCAATTTTAAAATGATTGTTTTCGCCTAAGTCTATTTCTTGCCTTTCAATGTATCCTCTATTTTTGCCCTTAGTCTTTAGATAAAAAATGGTTGCAGTAGTAGAGCCATCGCCTATTTGTTTATGTAGCTGACTTTCTGCAAAGTCTAGAGCTATATTTATTATGTCATCTACTTCTTTTGCAAACTCTTTATCTTCAGATAGCCATTTATAGTATGTGCTTCTAGGTATTTCTGCCTTCTTACAAGCTACAGTCACAACCCCCAAACTCTGTTCAAGAGCTTTTAAAAGACTCTCCTTTTTTATGTGTCTACTTTTGTCCATTATTTTCTTTTTTATACTTGAGCTTTAAGCGTACTTGATTCGCTGTCTCCCAAGCCTTATTATATTCTGCATCTTTAAAGAGCTTAGAGAAGCCCGTAATGTGTTTCAGCTTAACTAATTCATCAACTCCCATACCTAACTCATTACATATATCTTCATCTGCCCATCCGTTCTCTAACATAGTAAAAACCATATTTGACATTCCAGCGATAGAGTGCATACCCCTAGCTCTATTATGTCTTACGGTGCTAGCCATTCTGTCATTAATGTCTTTTTCTAAAACAACGATAGGTATGTAACCCTTATTCCTGTCAAGAATATCTTTATTAGTCTTAGCTGTATAATATCTATGAAAACCATCTATAATTACATACTTATCTAAATCTTTATCTTCTATAGTCACTATTGGCTGAGTGTATCCATCGTGCTTAATAGAAGTATACAAAAGCCCCATCTCTTTTTTGGCTACTGAATTTGGGTTATAGTCGTTTGGAGAAACATCTTCAATCTTAACCCATCTGATTCTGTTTACGGGCTGACCTTTTAATGGAGACTTTTTATGAATCAATTCTTTTATCTCCTCTATTAAGTCTATATTGTTTTCTTGACTTAGCTCTTTATTTAGCAGTTCTTTTAATGTATTGTTCATATTAAGCCTTTAACGTATCTATCATATTTTCTATTGACATCTATATTTTTGCTGTTTAACTGTCCGTTAACATATTTTTTTACTGTGTTAAAATGTTGCGAAGTTAAAAAGTTGGTAAGTTTAGTAAAATCAAAATCTTGCGATAATATCGTTTTAATTAAAGTTTTGTAGAAGTCTACATAAACACTATTTGTTATCATATACTTTTTGTTCTTGTCTATGGCTTTTTGCATATTAATCATAAACTCTTTATCGTCAGCTAAGTTTTCAGCTAAGTAGATTGCGTATTGTTTCCAAGAGTCGAACATATAAGGTAAACTATCAGGACATTTAAAAGCATCAGTTTTTAGATGTTTTATTGCGTTTGTTCCACTTATTCTTTCTGCTATCTTGTTCCAGGTGTTTGGTTCGATCTCCTGTATTAATAATAAGTTTTGTATTGCGGTTTCGTGATGCAAGTTTGAAATCCTCATATCCCTCACACCGACACCGTGAGTAAATAGAGCATCATAAATTTTATTGTATTTAATATCGTTGTCAAATATATATTTCCAAACATCGCTATATGACCAATCGTAAATAGGATAAAACGTATAATGTTCTAAATTTTTGTTTAGGATTTTTCCCCAAGTAATATCCTTATATGTCAAAGCGTTTGTTAAGCTCATTAATCTTTTAGGACTTTCTTCGGTTCTCATACCCGAAATATAACAAGATTTCTTATCAGGAAAATGAACTTTAAATATTTTCTCAAAAAGCTCTTGAAATCCAAAGTCTAAATATTTGTTTTCTTTAATAGATATTTCAGACTTTTCTCTCATATGCTTTACTCCGTCTTGCCAAATGTGTATGTATTTGCTGTGAGAAGAAACATTATTATACCAAGTCATAGGTATCTGAAACCACATAGGCTCAATTCGTTTGTCTTTAAATACCTCTTCGCAATAATCTGCTGTCCCTTGCCACTCAGCTTCTTGATCTATCCATAAAACTTTTAATGGCAATCTATTTCTTTTTTCTGCTATGTTTAAGGCTAAATTTAAACATATAGTGCTGTCTTTTCCTCCTGAAAATCCTACTACTACATTCTCAAAATCATCAAACAATCTGTTAATCCTGTTCTCTGCTTCTGTAAGAACATTTTTATTGCTATAAACTTTCATCCTTCTTTAATGAATTGATTGTTTTTTGCAACCTCTTCGAATTAAACTCGTTCCCAACAAATGCCATATTATTTTTTATTGCACTTCTTGCTGAATTACCCATACCACAACAAGGATCAAGCATTATATGTCCTTCTTTTGCAAGCAATGGTATAGCGATCTCTAAACTCTTTTCATCTATTGCGCCTTCAAGACTAGATAGGTTTGGTAGTTTTATGTTTGGGCTTGTTGATCCAACAATAACAGGATTAGTTAATAATTTGCTGCCTGACTTATATTGTAGCGAATAAGTTTCGGTGTTAAACAAAACATCATTTAGGTCACTTTTAGTTTCTTCTAGCCATTTGTTTCCTGTTTCTAGGAATACATAACCATCTACATTGTTAACTATAATTTTTCTAATTATTTGAATTAGCTGCTTATAAGACATAGCTTCAATCTCTTTACCCGTATGTCTTTTGTTTAATGTACACCAATATTTCATATTGCCGTCACCCCAAGGAGGATCAGTATATAATATATAGGCTTTTTTACCCTCTAGTAAATTATTAAAATCAACATTCTGTATGTCGTTCTCAGAGATTCGATGTTTACCTATTTGTTTTATGCTCATATTTTAGCTCTATTAATTACTGCAGTTGGATCATCATAACCTTTTTTATCAGTCATAACCCAATACTTATATTCTCCTATGTCATAATAGGTATATTCCTTTTTGTAAAATTTGTCTATATATCCGTTGTCTTTTATAAAATTCATTACCTCTAAAAATTTAGAATCAGAAAAACGATTTCGCATTATCCAACTATGAGGGATATTTGCCATTGTTTTTGCAAACGTAAACTTTGCCTCCTTGCTTAAAAAATTCTCTATCTCTTGTTTTGTCATAACGATGTTCCTCTTAGCATTACAGTTTCTTTTATTTCTTGAACACTAAAGGTAGTAATTATGTAATTTATAACTTCGGTATGTTCGAAGTCTTTACAAGAATAGATGTCAGCAGAAAAATAATCTTGCTCAGGAAATGCGTGAAAAGTAAAATGCGACTCCATAAATATGATGCCTCCCGTTATCCCTGTATCTTTTTTATCAATCATTGACTCATCTACTTCATATATTAAAACGTCAGAGAGCGGTTTTAAGCCAATCATTTCTGTAACCCTA